TGATGCGGCCAGCTGTTCATCAATGAAACTTTCAATCTCTAACCATGTATCTGACGTTGTATCTATCATAATTCTTGTATTATGCTGCGTTACATGTTAACACATTTACGTTTTTCGCAATAGGGGCATATTTTTAGCGCTTTTTAGTCCATCTGCCGTGTCTCAATACCTTGATTCATTCCTTGTGCTGCAGACTGTGGGTCTATTTGCTGCGGCTGATTAGGATCTTGTGGCATACCTTCTTGTGGTAAGGCTGGTGATCCTGGACTGGTGTTTTGCTGCATATTAGGCGCTTGTTGTGCCATATTTGGCGCTACAGTGCTGGGCAGACCATTAGCATCTTTGTACCCTGCACTTTTCATTAGCTCATCACCAATAGGCACTATCTGAGGCATTTGCACAATAGATCCTGCTGTTTGCATAGCACTGAACTGAGTCTTAACATTGATATCCGCTGTTTCTGCAGTGAGTTTATCAATCTTACCCTGCAGCTCTTGAACTTGCAGTTGCATCATAGCGGCTTGTTGTTCTTGCATCGCTTGTTGTATTGGATCCGGCTTATTCTTTTCTGCTTCTAATTCATCATCCGTTTTAACAACATCATCGGGGTTAAGGTGCTGTGCTTGTATTGCTTTACGATACAGTTCGGGATGTTTAGTTAAATCAGAATAGATAGGTTGCAGTGATACTGACATCAGGTTAAGCAGGGCTTGTGTCTGAGTCTCTTTGACTAACAGTGCTGATGACCCTCTAGCATCTACTTCAAAGTCACCTTTAATTGCTTCCTTATCACTGTTCTGCATGTTCCAATCATACATACGCCCGATAAATGGTTTAGTGATACCATCATCAAAGGCTTTAACGACATTACGCAATACAGTATTAGCCGCATTAAGCAACATACTACGGCCAGCTGCCGTATCTTGTGTGCCACCTACTTCACCTTGAGCTATCATTGGTAAACTGGTTACTTCACTGGCCATGTTTTTAGCTGTTTCAAAGATATTGGATAGCTCGGCTTGATGTGAAGCAATCTCATGACTACCAAAGGCATCATTCACACGATGTTCTGGATCTGTCAGCCACCAGACTTTACGGGCTTTAAGATCCCAGCTACCATCTGAAGGGGTTACTAATTCTCTATTGATGATTAATTGAGGTCCAGTTGATAGCGCAGCATTGTCGAGTAACATCCTCCAAGCGGCATTAACGATACGCTGCTCATTACGCAATAGATACGGAATACCAAAGCCAAAGACACTGGTATCATCATCTTCATAAGCAAACACAGAGTAAGGACATTCACCGGTCTCAAGTGGATTAAGATCGGCTTTAATAACAGTGCCATTGATAAATGACACAATGACATCATGCTCGATTAAGTCATCATTCTCTACCATGCAGCCACACGCCTCTAAATCTTCTTTAGTTGCAGGACCATGATATTCCCAGAGTTCATAGCGATTATCATTGATGTTAGCCTGGACACCGGATAACTCACGTATTCGCCCAACATGACTAGAGCCATTGGAATTATTGCGTGCATCAACAGCAATAATCTTTTTGATTTGTTCTTTTAGGTAGCCTGGACGTTTAGACAGTTCGATGAGCTGCTTTTTAGTGACATAACGTCTTTCAAAGAAAAAACCACATTCGTTGATCTTGGTAGCTGACATATCGGGAAACCAATCCCACACGCTGACATGCTCAACACCTGGCCGGTATTCTTGTACGATATCTAACTCATAGACTGCATTATCCAGCTGCTTCCAGTTCTTGCGTGTTCGATTGATAACAACAGGACCTTTTAAGATACCTGTACCAAACAGACAAGCATCATGGATGACCTCTCTAGCTATCGTATGATACTTAGCTTCGACTAACTGATCATCAATCTCGCGTGTCATTGCTTCAGCGCGTGCTTGTGCTTCTTTGATTATTCCTTTAGCAAGATCAGCATGAGTAATCTCATTGCCTTGTTCATCTTGACCAGCGACCTCCTGATTCATTGCCATTTTCTGCAATTCTGGAACTGGCGTTGGCTGTATTGCCCAGTTAGTATCATCGGAGGGGAATAACATATCAGACAGTCTTGCTTCAGCGCCTGTTGACTTTGATCGTGTGATATTGACAAAAGCCTGGCTACCACCTGATTTCTTCAATCTCTCCAGTGTTTCTGCATCATAGTGACCCATGTACTGCTCAAGATCTGATAACCATCGATCTTCAGTTTGCTGCCTAATACCAATTTGCTCTTGTGCTAGACGTGTTAAACGCCAACCCAGTGCTTGTATAAGCTCGCCTGCTTCTTCTTCTGCGTTATGTTCGAGTTCGTACTCGTCATCTACTTGTTGCATTTGCATCGTATGTCTCCCGACATTCGTTAAAATATTAGAGTCTCATTGGTGAGACTGTTAGTAACCGGTAATAGAGTCGCCTGTAAATGTTTCGATATGTTTAAAATTAGCTTTTCGTGGTGACACAATGGCACTAAATAACTCTGCTAACACCCAGATCCAGGCATCAGCTCTATTGGGTGATCCACCGCCTAAATAACCGGTTGTAGTAAATGAACACAGTTCGTCTTCTAATTCTGGAAAATAACCACCATGACAGACTTTTCCTTGCTCATAGAGTGCTGAGATAGGTTCAGCTCTGATATGTTTGCCACGCGTTGCTGTGACAGCTTTGTAAGGTGTTCTTGACCTAGCAGTTTGGATTGTATGTCTAACCATATCCCCACCATAGTTAGCCTCGCCTACTACACAATCAGCAGCATGACGATCATAAGCTGTTGTTGCTATTCTTCCCCAAGTTGCCGGTCCTGCCGTCACTGTACAATCTTCTAGCAAGTATGCTTTACCATCTGTACCCAAGGCTCCGACTACAATACCAATAGCATCATTCTCTTTGTTATCAGTTTCACCGGCACCTGATGGATCTACACCCACAATGACACGGATAAATTCAGGATAACCAGAATCAATGACTCTATTCTCGTCAATGTTCTCAAAGGTGAATAGAGCGTTAGGTGTAGCATCACTAAACTCACCAAGCAGGAATCTTCTCTTTAATCTTGGTGCCAGGCTGTTGAGTGTGGCTAAGTAAGTTGTCGATAAATTTTCCGTGTTATCAGCTGGATTAATCTTGAAGCTGGCATAATCATTTGGCATTTCTAAAGGCTTCTTACTGTCTGGATCTCGCTTTTCAATAAACCGTTTGTATGACCAATGCGCTTTCGATGGTGGATTAAGATCGTAATAACATCTAGGCTTAAGATCTGAGCTAGCTGTGCCAATCATTTGTGTTGATTTTTGAGCTAATCGTGTAATTGATATATCAATAGACGATAAAGGTATCTGTGAGGCCTCGTTGTAGTAGATTGTTGCAAACTCCATTCCTAATATCTTCTCGGTACGCTCCTTATCATCTAGTCCACCAAACCAGATCTGACTACCATTATCAAACTGTGCGTAAAAGTCAGTCTTGTTGAGCGAATAAGAAACGCCTGGATAAGCTATCTGCATCACCTTTGGAAAAGTGTCCATAATCACCGAGGCTTTAATAGCGTTAAACCTAAACCTAAAGATAGCGTGACGTGAGTTAGCAGCTTTCAATGCTCTAAAGACAACATTGCGCGTCAATAAGAATGTCTTACCTGATCGACTACCTCCAAATAAACAGATATGCGTTGCAGGCCCAGCTAACACTTCCTGTGCTTCCATTTGCTTAGATGTGAGCTTAAAGCTCAAAGCAGTGCGTCCAGAGCAGATGCTATGATTTGTACATTTCCTGTAACTGCAACTTTTTCAGTATAAAGACCAGCCGCTTTCCCACGATTTGTTTCAGCTGTAACAGCAGGACCATAGTTTTCTGCTTCTTCTGCTTTTTTGCTTAGATGTTCAAGCCTAGCTAGATGTGCTTCAAGTGTTAAGCCAACCTTTTCAATGATAGGTTTGCGTAATTCATCCACCCTTGATATTACGTTGGGGTCTGACATTAACTTAGATGCAGATTGATGTATAGATTCTTGCTTAGTATTTGCTCTAACTTTATAAGCACGTCGATAAGCATCGCTTTGGCTTTCACCCGATGCAACTGTTTGTGCAAACAATTCTTGTTGTGGAGTTAATGTCGTCATAACACTATATCTAATAAAATCATAGCTCTATTATACTATATCTATTATTTATGCAATATAAGCACTTTTCTACTAAATTTATTTACCTTATTTATTAAATAACGCTTTACGTTTAGCATTACATGTGATTTAATAGCTTCACGGTTTCAACTTCTGGAACCCTTGAGGAGATACGATCATGGAACAAAATAACAACACTTTTAATAGCATAAAAAAATTGATTGATGGCTTGGAATATTATGCGGGCGATGAAGATGCCAGCTCTGACTTTATCATGCAAGCCCAATATAAACTAGCAGATCAATTTGAAAGAGCTGCTAGTGCAGAATGGACTAGACAAGAATTAAATGATTTTATCTTTGATAATGACGTACTTGATTTTATTGATGCTAATGACGCAATAGTAGCCGACTCTTTTAGAGATGATGTGCGTGAAATTCAACACGCTATCATTGGTTTTTTCGGAGAATAAAATGTACGAAAAAACTTTAGAACTAAATCCTTGGCAGGTTTATAGGGAAGCTAAAGCTAATTTGGCTGAAATGATTAAAGAATTGCAAAATGCAAATTCTTACAACTTAGATCTACTTGAGTGCTTATCTCACAATGTTTCTGTTCAATGTAAATATTTAAAAGAAATAAAAGGTGAGATTAAAACGTTTGAAGATAGCAAACTTAATAAAATGCTAAAAGATGCTGAAAATGAAGTTGTTGTTTTTGACATGCCTTTTGCTTGCTAATCAGTTATGGAATCGAGTAGCCCTGGCGCTTTACTTGCCTCACTCCGCAAAAATGAAACTAAGAAATGCTTAGTCTGCGGATCTGAGTTCACCGGTCTTATCAAAAAGATTATTTGCAACAAATGCTTGAACAAGGCCAGAGTTGCAAAGTTTAGAAATAAAACTATTGGAGAATAAAATGAAACAAATATACTTTTCAAACGGCAACACATTTGGCCCTTTTATCGATGGCAGGTCTTATTCTGAAGGCGTTGCTTTAGTTGCGCTAACTCATGAAGATGAGACAGCTATGGATGACATAGCTAATGGGGCTAGTTCTAAACTGCTAGTACATCTTGAGCGAAAGCCCGCATCTTGTCTTAATGGCAAGATTACGATCTTTGGTGAGTAACAAGTCCCTGAGTAACCAACAGCCCCTTAATCGGGGCTTTTTTTTGTCCAATCTTTTGCGTAAAAAATATATCTAATTAATATTTTAAAAAATAGATAGAAAATTCCATTAAGATATGACCATTAAAGTTAAAAAACATTGGAGAATCAAATGACCCATCAAGAAGCTCTAGTAAAAGCACTTGTGTTATCTATCACAGCAACAACAGCTGAAGATGCAGAAAGAACCGGTAAACTTGTCGATCAGTTCTCATCACTCTTAACGGAACAAGAAGTAGTGCATTGCAAAGAACAAGCGCTATCAATGGTTGAAGGAGCTGTAAAATGGCAATTACTTGATGATAAAATCAAGAATGAATATGACATTTTGAAATCAGGCAAATCTGCTTAATTCGGTTTTAGCTTTCCTAATTCGGTTTTATAAGAACTTTCGTCTGCTCTAAACTTAGCCACTTTCTTTCTATTCTTATTAGTCGTTTTAAGTGCCATTAAAAATACCCGTTGTCATCATCTTTCCATATGTCATCAAATACCTTCAGAGCGTACTTGACTAAGATACCGGTAATACCAATAACTCCGATTGATAATGCGATTAAAACAGCTAGTAGTTGCATATCCATTCCTTACCTCTGATGTTCTATCTTTAAACCATTGTTGATATAACGCTTTTCACCGCAATTTTTTCCATAGCACCATTTCTGATTCATGCTGTACAACATCATCCAGTTATCATGTTCACATTTCTTGAATTTCTTTGGCACGTTAAATAGGTTTACTGGACCAAAGGTAATCATTGGCCACTCGATCATAGTAATAACTTCTCAGGTATTAATAGATCAGCAATTAACTTTACATACCCATTAACGTCATGCCATGAGTCATGGTAGTCTGGATCACCATTCAATATTCTTCCTACCTTATGCGCTACCATTTCTAAACACTCTTTCTGATCGTCTTTAAGAGTATTCCAGTTAGGACTATCAGACATTGCTCGTTTAATATTTTGGGTAATCCTGGCATGTTCTACAAAAGAACCATACCTACTACCTCTTTCTTCTAGTGTTGTTTCTATATTCATGTAATTACCTTCAGAAATGCTTTATGTCTAGCTGGATCAGGTGATAAACCTTCCTCTACTACTATCTTCCAAAATGAGTCATGGAAATCTGTTTCTTCCTGATCAGTTGGGTTTCGCCTGTATAATTTTCTGCACTGATTGAAAAGATAATTATTGTTTAATTCGTCCATGTCATCCATTTGTCTGCTCATCACTAAAATACCCTGCAATAATAAATAGCCAAGTGAACTCAAATCCATTTTCATCAGTTGATATCCAAGGAAATAAAGTCCACTCTTTTAGACTTAAAAAGCACCAATAGATCATTGCGCTGCTCTTGTTATATTTTCTTTTAACAAAGTTTTTGCATGTTTAGCGACCTTGTAACGATCAATGCTTCCCCATCTAACACGACTAGGTATGGCTGCAATGTAGCCTTGAAGGAATGTAATTCGGTCACAGTCATCTGGTCTGAATGTTCCTATTTGATTGATATATTCAATCTCGGCATCAGTAGACCAAGCAACAGCTTCTTTTTCTTTTTTAACAGGTAACATCAGCATCCCCACCAAGTTGAGTAAATTACATAAATCATAAATAGAACTGTTGCGTAAAACGGAAACACAAACCAATCAATCATTTTTAAACCTCGAATATCATTTTGCTAATTCCTTTCTGATACTCTTTCTTTAGTATCATCGTTGTGAATTTTCCGTCATCTATTCCCAGTGCTTCACTCATTCCATCAATGTGTGCTTTGCATGATGCGAGTGCATTGTCCAAGTCTCTGTTGTGCTTGGTTGGATAAATAAACGTAATCTTCAGTGTTTCGTAGTAATAAACCTTATTCGCGCTTTGAATAGCCTCTAGCGTTAATAACTTGGCATCTTTTTTTGCTTTCTCTTTTACCTTCTTGGTACTAAGCCAATGCTTTCCATTTTTGTTATTTGGCGATAGGTTTTTATCCGGCAAATCAAACTCGATAATCATTTGAATAATCTCTCTATCGTTTCAGCTAACAAATCCAGTTCTGATCCATAAATATT